TTACTTCCTATATTACGAGATTCTTCTAAACGTTTTCGCTCTTTTTCAAACTCTGAATAAATTAACCAAGCTTGCACTCCATTACGCTCCAACTTATCCAATAATTCATTAAGACGTCGGATATCAACATCCATATTTATTACATTATTAGGAGCAGAATCCGACACCACAGATGTTGTGGAAGGTTGATCCTTCCCTATAAATCCGCCACTTTCAAAGCCAGCCAAGCGCTGTCGCATTAATTGATTCATATCAACTGTCCGAATGGTTCCCTTCTCTTGAGCTTCATTAAGAACATTAATAAAAGGTCGTACTGTGGGATTTTCTAATGCATCATTACTAGCAACCCACTCTCTACTCCTACCAACAGGTCCTTCACCGACAATAACTGTTGGACGGTCTATAAATCCACGTTTATCCGGATCCAGAACCGCATCAAACCTTTTTCCATCTTGAGCACGAACAATATCAACATAGCCTCCAGACTCCCGTCCCGTAGCTACGCGAGCCCCAGTTCCGGATCCAGTCCCGCCAGCTCCATCAACAGTCATGGCCATTACCTTTTTTCTCTCAGCATTAGCTGTGGCGATTTGAGCTGCACCAGTAGCAGTTAACATTGCTGCAGCAATCGCTCCTGCTATGGGACCAAGTTGAGCGAAAGCCTGCATGATTGAAACCGCTGTGTTTGCTATAATTTCCGAAACTTTAATTGCAAAATTGACATTGGCATATTTTTTCTGAACGGCCAGTTTTTTATTCTCTTTCTCCTTTTCAAGACGAGCCACTTCTTCAGAGTTCTCACCGGCACGCTGTATTTCGGCATCATATTTAGCATCAATATTAGCCAACTCCGCTTCCTGCAGTGCAGATATAGCTCCTGAAAAAAGCTGACTATAATAGTCATAATATGACTTCAGGTGAGCTATTCTCTTATTTAATATGGCTTGCTGATATTCCTCTTCATCCAAAAGTCCGGACTCTCTCTGATCTTTTAGCAAGTCCAACTCTATTTGATGTTGTTCTTGCAGCGATAACAGTCCATTTTGCTGTCGTATTTGATTACGCCGGTCTTCGGCTTCCTGCAAAATATTAGTTCGAGCACGTTCAAATGCCTGGTCCAACTCTAATGTGTCCATGTTGGCTTTTTGAGCCATTTCTTTCCGGGCATTGTAAGAAGCTTCTAAGACTTTTAACTGGAGATCAGTATCTTCACCAACCGTCGTCAACTTAAATTCCGCTTTGAAATCCTTAACCAGATTTTGAAGAGTCTTTTGCTGGGCAGCACGAGCCTGAGCAGCAGCCAGGTCCGCAGTCATCACTTCTTCATTGGCAGTCGACACAGCTTGGGCCTTTATTGTCCCTGAAGATAATTCGAGCGAAATAATATCTGATTGATAATCCTGATATATTTTAAGGCGAGACTCCGAAGATGTAGTATCAAGACTTAGCATCAAAGCGTCATACTGTTGCTGCGTAATTTGTTTTTCTGCAAGCCCTTTCTCAAAAACTATCTGCTGAGTTTTATATGATTGAGATTCTAACTTGAGCCTCTTATCCCGATTGTCTGTGAGTACACTAATCATTTCCTGATCCCGTTTCTGTTGAGTTTCGATCAAGGATGCTTGAGCCGCATTTATTTCCTTAGAAATATCAGCCTGCAATTTCGGATCCGAAGATTTTTTTTGATAATCCTGTAGTAATTTTAAGCGTTCCTGGTAAAACTTAGTATCAGCACTAAGACGCTGCAAATTGTAAAACTGCTCAGTCTGGCCGAATTGTATCTGAGTATTTTTTAGAGTGGTTAATTCTGCTTGATGAGCATTCTCTTGTTCTTTCAACTTCAACTCTAACGCGGATTTCGTCTTCTTAGGATCACCAGGAGTTTTTTCTTCTTTGAATTTATGATCATAGATTTCTTGAGCTATTTCAACATACTTATCTGCAGCATCTTTATTTGTTTTAATGTATGCGTCCAATTGCTCTTTTGTCATATTATTGAATTCAGCTCGTTTTTGTATGGCCTGCTTTTGATTTTCGACCTGTTCACGGAGAGACTCTCCGGAAAGCCTTTTTATCGTTTCTTCTGCACCTTGAATCTTCGCACCACACTCTTGAATTAATTGAACCTTTTCATTTATTTCTTCCTCAGTAAAAGGAAGCAAAAACATATCACCAGTCTTTCGATCCGTCTTATATCGACCACCGGTAGCTAATTCTTTTTCTAATTTTTGTTTCAGTTTTTTAGCTGATTCTATATCATCCTCCGCTTTCTGAATAGTTTCTGCATGGATATACTTTAATCGGTTCTGTTCTGCCTCAAGGAATTGATGCACTTTCTCGGTATTAATCGCAATTGCGTTTCCATATTCATCGAAAGCAGTAATTGCACCTGGAACAATATTCGCTAAACTACTAATAGTTCTATTCAACTCTTCATGCTCTTCCTTTGACAGGGTAGTCTTAGCTTTCAATTCTTCGTACCTAGAAATCAAAAAAGGAAGTTTCGTTTCTAATGATACAACTCTATCAAATTGTTCCTGATAACTTTCATTTAACGGAGTAAATACATCTGACAATTTTTGGGCATTTTTTGACAAGAAAGAAAACAGTGACTTAAATGTAGGCTCCAAGCGAGCTCCTATTTTATTAGACAAACCATCCAAAACGTCTGACAAATTAGAAGAACGGCCTTCCAGTTCCTCCATCTGGATAGCCATACTCCCCTGCACTCCTTTCAAATCACCTAAAGAATATAAGTAATCGGTGATGGCTTTTTCTGAGAATTTAACTTCTGATGTAACACCTTTGAAAGAGAATTTAACCTTGTCATTTTCTTTACTTGCCTTAATACCAAATTCTTTTAACCTTTCGAATTCTCCGGTCATCGCATCCAACACGGCTTCAATATACTGATCTAGAGATTTTCCTTGCGAACTAGCAACATCCCCCATTTTTATCAATTCCTCTCTTGTCGGAATAATACCACGATTCACAAGTTTAATATATCCTTCTGTTAACTCTTGCAACTGATATGGAGTATCTGAAGCTAGTTTTTTCAACATGGTCATAGCAGCGGCAGCCTTCTCTGAGCTCTGGAACGTATTTCGAAGGACTGCTTCATATTTTGCAAACTCTTTCCTGACATTATAAACCGTGACCACCCCATCTTTGAGATAGGCAAAGAATTTTAATGCAAGGAAAGCTTTCACAGCCATCGTTGCTTTTGATATGGATCCGGAGAGAGTTTCACCAGTCTGTTGACCATTCGATCGCAATTCGTTCATCCGGGACTTAACTGCCAATAATGATTTCTCTAGCTTATTATACTCTGCCGGCGATGTAGCTTCCGCTGTATGATCCAACTGATATTGCAATTCTTTAGCTTTCTTCCGGAGCTGGGCCATTGTGAGCGAGGTTAGTCCAAGCGTTTTCTCCAGCTCTGTTATTTTTTTCTTATTAAGAACAAGTTTGGTATTATTCTTCTCGACTTCAGCCGACAGGTTTTTATACTCCTGAGAGTCTTTTTTCCCGGCAGCAACGAGATCGGTCATCTTAGCCTTCAAGTCCTTGTTGGTGGACGCTAGCTGCTTATTTTCTTTATCTAATTTACGCGCCGACTGTTGTGCCTCTGTAGAATCAATCGAAAGTATCCACTTTAATTCGTCTTCGGTAAGTTTCTTTTTTGCCATACTGCCTGCTTTTTCCGCGAAAGTAGCAGGCTGTTTTTGAAAGATAAAGGACAACTACTTGTCTGGATCCGCCTCTTGAAGTTGCAGTCCGATCTTCTTCCGAATTTCCTCTGTCAACCCATATCGGAGATCGGGCATAGTTTCATGATAGAGGACACCAAAAATGACACGATTGTATAGAGCTAACTTACTACGAGTTTCCATCTGATCTTTGCGATATCGTATATCTAGGAAGCGGAGATATGGGAATATCCGCATATAAAATGTCTGATTAACCCCAACTTCAGAAAAATTGAATGGCCGTCGTGCGAGGAAGTCGGCAAGCTGGCCGGTTCCTCTAGGAAATACTTCACGAACAACCTGCTCTTGAGTATTGTATATTACATTTACATCTCGACTAACAATCTGAGAAATAAACTCCTTTTTTATTAAATCGTCCGTTATCATAAATCTTTTTCAACAAAGGTAAATGCCCTGGATCCGGATGAAAAGGACATAAAAAAACTGCGAGACCATATCAGCACTCGCAGTTTTCTCTTTTTTATTTTTCAATCAGCAGCCATTTGAATCGGAGTCCAGACGTTCCGCGAGGAGCGCGGAACACGAAGCCGGCTTCGAACATGGCCTCATATACATCCTGCGCCGATGCAGCACACGATGGATTTAACTCATTGATAGCATCGGCTACTTCCTTCGTTGACAATTTGTGTGTAGCCTTATTCTCGTCATCCGTCATAACAAAACGCGCTTTGATAGCTTCAATGTAAATACTCAAGTCTTTTTTATCACTCATGCCACTTTCCTCCTTTCGTTACAGTAAATTTTTTATTTTTACAAACCTTTCGGGCTTTTACCAATTCAGTTAAGGACTGTATATTACGGTCTTGTAATGCAGAAGCCCTTGTCATTTGGAGGATATATTCAAACACCTCTTTGTGCATTGTTATCAATGTTGACTCATTCATTTTGACCTCCTTTCTTTACTGAATTATAAATAGCACAAGCCGGGATCAAGAATAATGGACACAGCAAAGATAATGCACACGTTAGCACAAGTGTGTATATTTTGGCTTCATAAATACTTTTGCAAGGAGTAATTTCGCCAGGTACGGCGTTAAAGAGCTTCTGGATAGTAGTCCAGGAAAAATGATTTGATACTTGTACTTGTTTCCGACTGTCGGTAACAGGTACGGTTAATGAATGTGATTTCATAACTACTGATGTTTAGCATTTAGGCAGAAAAAGAACGGCTGCCATTTCCCGTGTCGCTAAACATCAGTAGTATCCACTCCGAAGAGCAAAATCTACAAGGGAAAGGCAACCGCCTTATATTGTACAATTAGGGCACAAAAAAAGCCCTACAAAAACTTGTGAGCATTAACCGCGCTCTGCGAAGTAGGATACACCCTACTGATGTTTAGCATTACAAATATAGTAATTTATTCTGAAATAGCAATGTTAAAATTGATTATTTTTCTCCTAATTCAACCACTATCAAAAGCTATGTTTCTAAGGTTTCCTGAATATAGTACCTTACCACATTATTATTTGTTATTTAAGCTTATTGTTAATCTTCTGACATTTGTAATTAAATCATTAGTATGATGTAATATTGTAGCCACATCAATATCATTTCGACTCACAGTTGGTGAATCAAAATTTGTCGCAGCCATATAGAGATTATTAAGTGTGTCGTTAATTGGCTCAATGTCTTTTTCTATATCATTCTCTGCTATTTGAACAGTGAACACAAAACGATCCACAAGATGCCTTACTGTATTCATTTTCACCGACATACCACCAAGATCAATCATATCTGAATTTTCAAATATATCCTCCACTTCTCGAACTTTTTCCTCAATCTGTTTTAGATCATTGATTAACATTTCTTTTTCAAATCGTTGTTCAGACAGCTTTTTAACAACATAATAACCTAACCATATAGTGATAACAGAAGATATGAAAAGACTAAACACGTCAATAGGAACTAATTTATAATCAATTTCCATATTCTGCACCCATGAATTTATGGCTAAAAAACAAACGAAACGAAAAAAAACAATAATAGTTATTACAATTAATAATAATAGAAGAAACTCTTTTGCTATTTTTTGAACCATATCTCATCTTTTACATATTTGTCCACCCATCCAAATGTTGTCCCATGAAACACTATATTCGAACAAACTTCTTGTGCCCCTTTTTTTCTTGCGAGTTCACCAAACGATTGATCTAGGAAAGAATATGGATATGATCGTACGCCATCTAAATAGACATGTAACTTCTCCCCTGCTTCAACAGCACTTTCATACTTAGGGAGAAGTACTGTATCATAGAAGGCTTCACCAGAATCAGGTCCGAGCCTTTTCCAACGTCCACCAGGTTTAACGCTATAATCATTAGCAATTATGATTTTGAATTCTTCCATTGTATATAATTTTCTTTATTAATAGTCCATGAAAAAAATGTTCCTACAAAATTTGGATTTTTAGAAACTTCAAATTTCCCATTAACGTATCGCAAAGATACGTTGTTTGTAATCAAAACAAAGTCTGAAATATAACCTTTTTCTATAATTTCTCGAATTTGGGGGAGTCCTCGACCACGGTTAGGCTCCTTTGTTGATGATCCTAAACGACCATAAAGAGCATCTAAAGGTATTTTTTTTACATCCTTGAAAGTATATCGGCGTAATAATCCAGAGTTTTTATACGACTTTATAATGCCCATCCCCATATCAACAAACACATACGTCATACCTCTTTTATAAGGAGTACGATACCTTAACAACCACCAGTTTATTTTTTTCTTTTGTATGCCATGTTCTATTGCATTACCTATGACTTCAACTAAAAAATCATAAAACGGTCTATAATAAGTCGTTAAACCTATTTTCTTTAATTCAGATACAAGTTCATCAATAAAGTCTGTATCTAATTTTTGATTTGTTAATGTACCTGGTAAAACATCGTTTGTTATACGTATGTTTTGATGTTTCACTTTTTTAGGTTTTCCTAAAAGTGATAAAACTTTACGAGATTGAGGAAGTTTTTTAAACATATAGACTTCCTTGTTTTTTTCTTCAAATGCTTTTTCTACCTGAGCCAGCAAAACCATGAACGTTCCTTCTGTTATATCTTCAACTTCTGAAAAATCTAGATATACTCGTTTTCCTCGATAATTTACAATCCTTCTAAGAGCTGGTATGACTTTATCTAAATAACCATGTCTCATACAAAAAATAGTCGGTAATTTTATTCGCCCCCGTCTTATATAGTAATATACACATGATAGGGGTATACTTAATACAACAAGTAGTAACGTACTAATTAACCATGTATTATTCTCACCCAAAGTGTTTACTAGATTACACAAATCATTAAATACCAGCCCAATAGTCATTATTTTTAATTTAATATTAGTATAATGGTGTAAAATTGTACAAAATTACCTAGAAAAACAAATAAAAGGGTGTGCCTTCACAAACACACCCTCCAGAATTGTTGTCAAACAATCCGAGCCTAAGCAAACTTAAGCGCAGTTTCATTTATTCGCCGACTCAAATCAAGGAGAGCTTCTGCAAAACGTTTGCGCTCTTCTTCTGTAAACTGTGCCGGTTTCCCATTTACTTTATAGCCATTCAGACGCTGGTAAAGCCAATTTTTACTTTTACCAAAGTACGCCTTCGCAATATAGCTTAAAGAAAGAGCATTAGCCACATCTCCTAATTCTAATGTCAATTTGATATCCTGCAGCTCGTCTTTGATCGCAACTAATCCTTGATGGGTAGCCTTGATAAAAGCAGCTTGTTCGTCTTCCGGCAGAGCTTCTACTTTCCGAGTTCGTTCTTCCTGGAATGCAGCACGTTCTTCAGGTGACATGCTTTTGAATTTTTCAAAATCCGCCCGCATGTCATCGGTTGGTAAAAACTTTGATAAATCCTTCATATATATACTTTTTGTGCCCCTCCGAAGAGGGGCTTTGTTAATTACTCTTTTAGTTTTTCTTCTATTTCAGCAATCATATCCAAAATATCGTTTATGTGCTGTTCGAATTCCGGATCTCCCTTTATTACCCGATTTCCGCTGTGGAATTCAAAAAGTAACTTGAGATTTTCCTTTTGTTGAATGAGCTCCTCCCGCTCTTCTTTTGTCATAGGCTTAAATTTTAAATTATCACTCGTGTTGTTTGACACCACAAATATAATAAGCTTTTGCTTATTATGCAAATAATCTAAAGATTATTTCTAATTATTTTGTTTGTATGGAAGCAATACTAGGTGATGCCTGCATGCAGGTTCTGACTGGATCCAGAAAAAAAGATGCTCTCTTTTGGCAGAAAGCATCTTTTTCGTTGGAAATCAATAGTTATAAACCTTTAGCTTAGTTTTGCATAATCATATTTTAGCAAATCTTCAAGGAAATAATCTGGACTATCTGTCCGGACAGTTTGTCCAGACATTTGCATAAAGCGATCGGCGAAATTAACCATGTATTCGGCATCGGTACAATCGAAATCGAAACGGCTACTTTCGCGCAATTTCGTAACAAAGTCTGAAGCGCAGGTGGCGGTAATCGTACCGCCGTCCTGCAAGGAAAAAATTCTACTTTCCATTAGCTATTTAATTTTTTAGTTCGTAATCTGAAAAAGCTTTTTTGTTCATCGCTTAGGAATGGGATATCATTCAAGACCGTTCCGGAGGCAATGGGTTGTTGTTGAGCAAAGGTAACCAAACCATTCAAAAATAAAACCCAATTGCTAATTTTATCGTAATTAATTGATCCGGCATGCTGGCGGAACTCTATTGTTTTGTGGCGGCTGTAGCTTTGAGGGTTCACTTTAAAATACCGAGTATTTTCAAAAGCTACCTGCTGGAGGTTATCTATACTTTGTGCGTTATTTATTTTTTGCTCTATTATATTTCTCAAGCTACGACAATAATTGTTGTTCCGGCGTGATTCCGGCATAAACTTATCTATTACCGATTCTATATGTTTGTAGGATATAGCGATGTTTTTCCACGTTTGAAGGCTAAAGTTTGCCGCGTCAAAATGAATATGAAGGCCGCAAGAAGCATTTACTTTTACACCGCATGCGTCAAGTACCCAGCATACTTTTTTTAATTCTTTCAATCCGTTTTGTCCCTCTAATACAGGACTCACAAGTTCAAAAGTATTATTGCCGGAAAGGCTTGAGTCGGTGACCAATTTCCAATGATTCCGTGTTGTATGATTGTAATTTTCGGCAGAAACCTGTATGCCTTCTTCCCTTAAAGCGTCTACTAAAACGTCCATCCGGCAGTTGTAAGCTTCAATTTCAATCCCGAAGCGACGATTGAAAGTGTAGTCTAATACCGGTAATGCGGTCGGTTCCGGCTGATGGGCGAGGTTCATACGAGCGTAAACATTTTGTACGAAACCGTAGTTTCCGTTCGTTACTAGGTCAGCTACCTGTCGGCGTGTGAGGCCAAGCATAAGAAGTTGCTGAATTTTACGAGTCTTAGTCGTTGTCTGTGCTAAAATATTTGCTATTTGCTGTTCCATAACTTATTGATTTCCTTTGTTTTATTATACTGCTAAGGTAACACTATAGTCACGGACACACAAGTTATAACAAGTTTATTTACAGTGCATTAGCTTTGTTTATCTTTCAGAATCAAGTCTTTAGCTTACGCTTCCAGATGTTGGTTATACCTGACACTGCGACCGAAATTCAAGAGTTTTACCAAAACAGACAAAATAGAATACCTGCTATCAGGTCAATACTGATTGCAGGCATAACCTAGTACCGCTCCAATAAAAACAAAACAACCACCCTACTCTCTCGAGCAAGGTGGTCCAAGCTAACTTAAATCTAATACCATGAAAAACACACTATTTAATACTAAAGTATTTCTTCTTAATTTTAAATATCCCATAGATGATTCCAAGTACGGCTAGACAAGAAAGTACTCCAATAGCCCAGCCCCCCACATTCATTTTTGTTTGTTGCCATTTTGATAATGCTTTTTCAACGGGATATGGTTCCCGGATAGTATCACATACAGAAACGGTATCATGTATAAAGCGATCCCGATAAATGTACCGGTATAAGTATTCTCTAACCGTATCACCATGTACATAGATATTAGTAGAGTCGTGCATGTAAATAGAGTCGCGTAAATATTTATCCCGGTACTCTATCCGGACGGACTCTACCGGTATATACATCGTCCGCGTACAGGCTACCAGGCAAAAGGTAATACACAGATATAATATCGTTCCAGTCACAAGGCGTCCCATCCAGCTTCCACTTCTGACATGATTGCGGGGACTCCATTCTCAACTAAGCTGATAGCTGCTGCCATCGCACACATGATGGACTTTTCGTCCGGATCCGGAACGAAAGTTGTAGGGACTTGCATTTCCCGGCTTACACGTATGATGTAGCCGGATGTGTTGTTTTCGTGCTCCGGAGCCCACCGGCGGATATAGTCGGCGATGGTGCGGCAACCATGTAACTTGTGGTAATTACGCAGTAATTTCAGTAATGCCCGGTAGCCGGATGCCCGGTCTTTGAACTCTTCAAATGTAAAGTCTTTTTTGCTGGCAGTATCTACTTCGCCCTGCCATTTTACGCTGTTGTTATTGCGGATGTTTCCGGGGTTGTTGTTCCGGAGACCGCGCGGTAATTTTTCTGTACTCATTGATGTTCCTCCTCTAATTTTTTGAATGGGTCGGCGCTGATGGGTGGCTTACGTTGACCACATTCTAATTTTTCGCATTTCCACAGCTTTAAAATAGCATTGTTTGTTGTCAGTCTGTTTGTTATATTCCGAGCCTCTGTTAGATCATCATACAACTTATCAATCAAACGGTTTTGCTTGGATTCCTCCTCTCTGCTTTGTATAAATAGCTCTTTCCATTGTTCACTAACCTTTGCTTCATTTTCCAGTTCGGCCGAGCGACGCTTCTGTGGTAGTAATACGATGGCAGCAACACCGCCACCACCGATAAATGTCAAAAAAGCCAAGCCTATTGATGTCCAGTCCATACTTTGTTTTTATTTTTTCAATACAAAATTGTTCTATTCCTCCCTTTACATAAAGGACAATTACTTACGCTTAACACCAAACGTATCAAATGCCTCTCTATTAAAGAGCATAGTCCAGCCTATGCTAGATAGTTCTCGAGCAACGAACGGCGTTAGAGTATGATTACGGGAAACATCCTTCAGCCAGTATCGTTCTCGTTGCTCATTAATCATTCGGTTCCGGATTGTAGTGATATAAGCCAGGCAACGATCTGAAATAAGGAGTTGTTCCATCAAGTCGCCAGAAAACTCCTTCAACTTGTAAGCTACTGTAATGGCCAGCCTGGCAGAGTCTGTCATCCGATTGCTACTGTCGGTTCCACATTCTATTTCACCATAGTCGACAAAGAGATAGAAGCCATTCAAATTATTGATTCGACTACAGACAGCTTCGAAATTGGGACCAAAAACATAATTTCTTATTTCCGGTACTAATCCTTCAGCCGGCAGAGTAAGAAGGGCGGCATGCAATTCATCGTATCCAGGGATTTGGCTTCGCCCTTTATTGAACAGAGAGGCAAAAGCATCATTCGCCGGAAACTTAGCGAAATAGAGAAACAGTTCAATTAATAAAGATGTGTTCATATAATTTGTTTGATGGTTTTAATGGATAATCCGGTTTTGTCTGATATCTCGACCAAGTCAATGCCAGCCTCGTTCATCGCCATTACGCTTTCGATCAGCTTCTTGCGCAGAATCGTCAAGTATTTGATGACAGGCATTTGTTCGATGACGTCCACATTCCCCAAGCCATCCGCCGAAAGGTTGTACAGACTCTCAGCCATACCAATCGAAATGGCCGGCTTATGTTCTTTCGGTTTTCGCATATACAAAATATTGAAAGGAGTCCGAGTAAAAAGGTAATTGGAGAACGCCTGAAAGTTCAGACAAATACCTTGAAGCAAAACCGAATCCAGAGAAGCAAAGTCTTTAGCTAGTGAATGAGCCGCTTCGGAAGTATAAGTTCCCGGACAATACAAGATGGCAGCCATTATCGGGAGTTTCTCTATCGGACAACCAATTAAGTCATAGGCCTCAATGAACTGAATGGCGGAGAGAGAGCAGGTCAATGTATCGAAACCAGTCTGTATCATGTAGGCCTTATAGACTTGCCTGTTAACAGATATCACAGGTACTAATTGCGCCAGAAAGCAGTTATTGATATGCTGCGGATCTTTAAAAATAAAATCTATCTGTTCGGAAAGGAGATACATATTTTCATTGGCTGAAGTACCTTTTATTTTTTTCGGATTCAAATTCAAAGCCTTGCATACATAAGCTATGTGCAATGAACGATAGGATATCTGCCCGGCCGTGTATTGCTGTAGTAACTCACAGACCGACAAGTACAAATCAGGAGTAAGTAATTCCCAGCGATTTAGGATACTATATTCTCCAAAATGAGTTTCAAAAACGATTGCAGGAGCATTCATGACATCAAAAATATTTTATCGCTTTCGCGATTATAGGATGTTGTTGAGTCAATATTTCCAGACTCAGGTTCACTCAAGGCTAGATCTATTGCTTTGATGGCTTCCATTGCCTGAGATTGCAAAGTGGCAGCCAAACCTAATTGACCGTTTCTTTCATCCATCCCATTTCTTGATGACTTCTGTTCGTCGAACAAACTGCGGATGGTGGCCGGAAACTCAATGATATCGAAGCGGCATAAAGCTACCGATATAACCAGCATGGCCAATGCCCGCTTCAGTTTTACTTCGAACTCTGCTTTCCGGTCTTCCATACTTGTAAAATAGCCGCCAATCGTATCGTCGAGCACCTCACGCTGTATTGCGATCGTACGAAAGAAAAATAGGTAGGACATATCTATTCCGTACAAGCTGTTAAACTCAGCAGTTGTCTTTATCCGCAGTCTGTCCATATACTGGAAGTCTGTTGTTTTACGCCAGGCTTCTTGATAGGCTTCATTGGTATCCAGTTCGTTAATAAGAGAATCCATCGCATTAAAATAATTGTCGATATATTGTCGGCGCATATTTTCCAATTCGTACTTATACACGTCAGCACCACCAGACATCCGCTTGGCAATGGTGGAAAAGATAACAGCTTTGTGCATAGTCAAGTTACCAAAGGCCAGTTTTAGATGATGCCAGGCTTCAGACTCCTTGTCCTCTATAATGGACTTCCAGATAGAAGGTGTAATAATCCCTTGTATCTGCTTTCGTGCGCCGATAGCAGACGGATTGATTTCTTCCAGCTCAATATCGCTGCCCACATAAGGCACATACTCACGTAAGTCGGTGATATGATCAAACAATTCGGTTAATACATTATAACTCATGGTTGTTGTTTATTTAGTCTGTCATTGGGTGAAACTTCTTCCTGGCGTGCAGGTACCTCTCGGTAAAAACCGATCCGGTAGCCTTGTTTATAGAGATCCGGAAAGTTAACCTGCAAGACAAGGTTGAACGGTTCGCAGCACTTTTCATCGTCCGGTGTAAGCGTTTGCAGATAAAGTAAGTAGTTGTAATACACATCAGCTCCAGATTTGGATATCACCCCATCTTTACTCACGCTTGAGATGGATGAGTCCAGACCTACGGCACCCAGTAGAACTTCGTCTACCCGCTTGTCGTATTCGATCAGGGATGAAATGTATTCTTTGTATTTCAAATCAATTGTTTCTATTTTCCACCGTTCTTCCTCATTCCCTTGGCCACTCCTAAAGGAAAAAGTGGAAAAAGCTTTTCCCTGGTTCTTCTTTCCGGACAAATACGCAGACAATCGACGTAATTCTTCCTGTGTGTAGAGAACGATCAATGATTCCCGGTATTCCGTACCGATCTCGATATCGTTGTATTTGATCAACTCCTTACCATCTTTCTTACGAAGTTTATTCTCTTCACACAGAGCCTTGATTTGTTTACGCTTAGACTCAACCCAAGCATTGGGAATAATAACATGGATTTTAGCAGCCAAGCTATTGTTCAGAAATGAGTCGATAAATTCAGGGAGCTCGTTTGATGTTTTGATGTGGGTTTTCACCCCTTCGTGCGTTTCATTCTCACCATAATGATTTCCTACTGAGCTTTCCCGATGATGGGATATCGCCGCAAACTGATAGTTCCCGACTTCATTGATCCGAAACAACGGATATACCTTGTATTTGGCCGCTCCATAGTTCCAGTTTCCCATAACGACAAATCTAAAGTCGTTGTACAGAACGATATCTTCAGCCACATCTTGCTTGAGAGTCGCCAGGCGGCAATGTTTATTTTCCACAAGTTCCAGTCCCGCCACCGGCATACGGCCAATCGCTTTACCCTTGGACATACGCCATTTCACAAAATAGTCCCGAAAAAAATAATACCGTTTGATGATGGCCAAACCAAAATCTTTATAAGACATTTCCATGCCGTTTGTCAACCAACTATCCAGCCAGTCCTGAATAGCCGGGACATCGGTCCATTCCCTTACGATCTTATTGTCCTGTAGCTTTTCCTTATATATGCGTGGTCCTTTGCCATACAGCATATTGACCTGCTTACTGATTAAGCGAGGCAACAGTCTATTGTTTTTAATATCAACTTCAATGCGTTCGCACTTGCGGTTATCAGTCCCACGAGAATACACGTTATAGCCATCCACATTAAGCCATCGGTACTGTATATTCCTATTGTAACCAGTAATGGGCATAGTGTCTTGCTCCATCTCCCGCACTAGGCTGCTACCGGGATTGGTACCCACTTGAAAGGTGATTACATTGTTGTCGTCCAGGTAACAACCTAGGTTACCCCACATATCCAGCTTATTCATAGCCAATCTATCTTATGTAGTTTAAATCCATCCTGAGGAAAGCCCATATACCGAATCAATATGCGATAACATGATTTAGGTTTACCATCTGCATCAACAAAGAGGAACAGGTTATCGCTATCTACCTGAAAACGTTCCTGCGGTAACTGTGCTCTATACTTACATCCAGCTTTGGTAACAAGTTTCGCAGAAGCTTGCCCCCTTGCTCTTGAGTAAGGATAGAAGGCGATAGTAAAGCATCCATCCGGTAGCTTCGATATCTCCCGCGCCCATTGTAATGCGTGCATTCCTGTTATCGTTTCCATGCCCAAATGTATGTGGCTGCGACGGGGAGGGAAAGGACACGATAGGGCCGCTGTCATATTTCCCGGAACCGCCGACCGAGTGCAACTCAAGGCGACTACTCAGCGTGGCGTGATAAATACTACCTTTTGTCAAAAGTCTATTTTATTTTTGAAGTTGTACAATATCTGATTTACAGATTTATAGATATGTTTTCAATGTCAAAGCATACAATTATTATAGGGTGAAACAACTGTTATTATATCTTCCAGTAATATTTATAGCATCATATTGTCGGGCAAATCATCCGGCATTGTACTATATTCGCTTGGCATTCGTTCATAATAAAGACCATGAAGCAGGTAAATAAGTGCCGACGGAAGCTGTGTTGTTAGTCCGGCCTGGTACTTGATTGGCACTTTCTTCTCGCTTGTTTTATCCAACTCGATACGACCGTCGGTTTTCTTGCGAGGCGATAGCATAATCGAACTGCATAAGTTCGGACACTCGTTTTCGTCTACCAGCACGCGCGGGAATGAATTGGATTGCTCACCGAAAATAAGCAGTAACAGTTTAAACTGCATCCAGTAGTAAATTGTGCTCTGCCCTTCATTCATTAATTCAACAGAGAAACCGTAACTTTCTAGTTCTCTTTTCAGTAGGCGGGCGTCGGTCGTTATCTGCTCATAATCTTCTTTCTTTTTGTTACCGGCGCGGTCGTAGTACAGACGGATGCGTTTGTTTTTGGCATCTGAGCCGAAGAACTCATGGATGGCGGCTGCAAGTTCCGGTTGTTGAGAAGGATAGTAGCAGGTGAACTCTTTTAAAATACGAAGCTCTGTGCCTTGCTTTCGTTCCTGGGCGGCTACCACACTGGAGAAGTGCCCGGGGTCATAACCGAGCAGGATTTCTTCGCGCGGATCGTAGTACTTCAAGTAGAAAGCAGTCAAGCGAAAGTGTTCTTTCAAATCCAGGCGCATGATACTGGCATATTTGTAGCTGTCAGTAAACTGGTGTCGGCGGGGAACGTAGTTGGCAAAGAAACGGTCTACCACAGCTTTTTTGCGGATAGCGCAGATGGCGGTAAGGAATTCATCAATATCAAGGCTATCCAGCTGAGTTTTGAAAAATTTAGGACCTAAGATATCTTTGTTCACAAAGGAACTGGCGCGAATATAATATGTTGCATATCGGCGCATATCGGTCAGGCGAGGTTTCCAAAGCGCGATGGTTCGTTTTTGTTTTTCGATATCCAGACGCAGCTTTTCCAGTAATACAGGGTTCTTTTCTTCTCGGGAGAGAGCATCGGCGCGGTACATGACAGCCAGTGCCTGATTGATGTGGAGCGATACGGTAACGATCTCTTCGATAAGATCTAGATTCACGTTGTGTTCGTATTCCTCGAACCAGTTATCTTCACCTAGATCTACGCGGGCGGTATCGGATACGCCGGTAATGCCTTGGTAGTATTGGCTAGCACGTATCTCAGCACTGGATCCACGAAGGGAAGGAAACAGGCGGCTTTTCAGCTTCTCGCCTTTCTGGTGTTTCATTTCTTCAATAAAAGCGTGGACACCCGAACGTCCGGCAACAGATTCTGGCTGGTCGCTAGATACAAGCTGCAGATGGAAACCGTTACGGAACAGTATGCTGTGTTTCGGGAAGGCGATCGGGTAACGCGGACGCCGGAAATGGGCAGGTATTTTACTTTCTCCTACAATGTAATCTATGCCATATTCCAACATGGTACGCCGGCCTCCCATGATGGGGCGGCTGAAATAGGCCTGTATATTCGGCCAGATGTTGGTGAACAAGGCGGTATAGGTTTTGTGTACCAGAAAGGCGAGTTCACCAGGCATTTCGTTGGCAACTTTGATAATGCGTGGACCGAATACACCTTCTGTCTTTCCACCGGCTCGGGCTACCTCAGTTATTTGTGTGTTGGCATCTACTACATTGGCGCGAATCTGCATCAGGTTCATGTAGTAGTCTTCAAAGCGATTGGTTTGAAAAGCGTTATTTTCCATCTTCAGGTATCTCCTCTATTATTTCAGCATCTACGATATTAGCATCGCGCAGGAGCCGTTGTTTTTCTTCTTTTTCTACAGGTAGACTGTCTATCAGATTGATGTAGAAACCGTTATTGTTCTTTTGCGCGATCTCTTTTAAGTTACGTTTGGTAAAACCGAGCAGTTCGGCAGTTACTTCGTTGGAAATAAGGAACACTGGAGCCCAGGCGTTTTCTTTATCAGCGGCTTCGGAAGCACGTAAACGGCATTCATGGGCAGCATCCAAACATGACTTAGCTGTTTTATATTCATCTGCAGCGATAGCTAGCTTCGCAAGATCCTCATATTTATTTGCATAGTCGGTTTCCCAAACTTTAGTGGCAACATTGTTATCCACGTTGAAATAAGATATTGCCGAATAAAATCGGGCTTTACATGTTCTGATATCGACATCCTTTTCCTGCAAAGCCATAATACGAGTACGAAGTAAACGAGCTGCTCTTGATATATTTCGCTCATACTCGTAAATTTCAGCGGCCCATTGCATTTGCTTAAGAAACAACTGAATTTCTTCTGGGATTCCCTTGCACTCTCCTGTTTGCAAAAAATGATGAACGATATCAGGATGAAGCTTCTCTATGGTTTCAAGGTAATTCATATACCAAACAATTGTTTTTTCAAATCCTTAATTCGCCTTTCTTTGGAACGCTCTGCTAATGCTGAAATTGAGTCAACATCTCCTTTTTCTGCCTGTTTAGCTAGTTCAGCATCAATATTCCATGATCCTATTGCTAACCCATTCTGATAGGCCATGTAATACGGATCGTCCGGTATGGCCAAACGAACAATTAAATTCGTTTTTTCTTTGCCAGTAAGATTCAATAAGGCCGCGATGCGCTCCGGGCTGTACCCAAGCGCACCAAAAGACCTTATTTGAGCGGTGTAATCATTCATTATTCAGCAATTTTGCAGTCAATTCAACAGACAATGTTTCGCCATCACGTACAAGCTGCACCGGCTGATTCTTGAACAATGTTTTAAATCGGTGTACCGTAGCGTCTGCATATCGGGGATCAATCTCCATTGCGTAACAAATCCTGTCTACTTGCTGACAGGCCATGATAGTTGATCCGGAACCACTGAAGAAGTCAATAACAATTGCTCCCGGCACACTACTATTTCCGACCGGATAAGCCATGAGCGCAATCGGTTTCATTGTTGGATGAACCGCATTACGTAGCGGTTTATCAAAGTTCCAGATCGTAGTTTGTTTTCTGTCAGAGTTCCAGGTATGAGCAGCACCAGGTTTCCAACCATATAATACTGGTTCATGTTGCCATTGATAGTCCTGCCGGCCCAGGCAGATTGAGTTTTTTGCCCAAATACAACATTGAGCAAACTTAAAACCGGCTTGTTTAAATGCAACTCTAAAATTCCCCCCTTCACTATCAGCATGAAATACATATATTCCAGCTCCAGGTTTCATTACCTGAAACATATAACTAAAAACCTGACGAAGGAAAACAAGGAAAGTGTCGTTCTCCATTGAATCATTATCAATCGTGAGTTGTTCGGCAGTGTCACCTTGATATGAAACGTTGTACGGTGGATCTGTTACACAGAGGTCTGCCAACTGACCATTCATGAGTTCGGAAACAGCTTTCTTTTCACGACAATCTCCGCACATTAGGCGATGTTTACCTAATAGCCAAATATCTCCCGGTTGTGTCAAATAGGTTTCTCCGGAAGGGACTTTTAGTTCTTCTTCATCTTCACGTATCTCTTCTGAAGTATCCTCGCCGAACAATGATTGTTTCGCCATTCCAAGATCAAGCGTTTTCGCTTCAAACGGTAGATTGAATCGTTCCAGAGTCTCCGAATCGATATCATACTTCTTAAACAATAGAGTATCTGGGTTCTTTTGGGCGAATTCTGAGTTATAAGCTGCTATTTCTTCGACTGCTTCTTTCTTATTTTCTGCATAAATTGGCTCATAAGGTATCTCTGGTATCGCGAAGCCGGATTTTCGTAAAGCGATCAATGCCTTGCGACGCTGGTGAGCATCAATGATCCAGAGTTTACCGGATGGATCTCGCCAGGCTTTGAATGCATATTTGAATCCTCGGGTGATAATAAGCATCTGAAGTTTGGCTAATTTATCCGGATCCGGAATTTTGAAATCTTCCTGCAATTCACAAAACGAATCGAGAGGAGCTGTTGGCAAATTGCCTAAATTATGAATAGTTATTTCTTTCATCTTCTTTTAATATTGTTTCAAATAATACTTTTCTTTCCTGATGTTTAATCAGGTTTTTCTTGTCACTCTCACGCTGATCAACCCGAGAGTCATTATTCAGATAAGATTTATACCGTTTAATATTCTGCTGACAATTAGCATATTTTGAAAGGAAATCAGCAGGATCCCGACGGCGGAGTTCTTCTAACTGAAAACGTTCCGAGTAATGAACCAACAACGGGTGCTTATTCCTCCACTTGCCAGTATCATTAAAAGACTGAAGTTCTTCAAAACACTGAAGGTTCCGGATCCGCGTCTCGGCCATCTTCTCCACCTTGACATTGGTAGGATTTTCGTCGAGTTCAGTATCAAGAACCTTCATTTCGCGCCAAGTATTAACGCGATCGTTGTATATTAGCGTTGCGATCTGGACGTTTTTGTCGAAGATGTTTTTCCAGTCAATTTGCGGGTACTCGTCTTCTTTTTGGAGTTTTCCTGATCCGACTTCGGATCCGGTTCGCTTTTTTTTTCAGCGTTCAGCTCCGCTTTGGTATCTTCCAGTTCTGCTTGAGTATCCTCCAAATCCTCTTGAGTATTTTCCAATTCAGATTGAGTATAGCCTAGTTCTTCCCTGGTTTCCTCGAGTTGTTGTACTACATCAACTTCGTTGGCATTTCCGTCTTGATTATTTTCTCCGGGACACTCCTGAATATCACCTTCGGGTTGCTTCGGAGTGTCTGGTTCTTTGGAACCGGTATCATCCGGTTGTTTTTCGTTGTTCTCATTTTTCGGATCTTTTTCCGGTTGATTTTCACTTTCAGAGGCACGACGGTTCAAACGGATCTTCTCTGCCGTCGTTTGGTCTAACAGGGTGTACAGAATCCTTTCTGCAGAACGGGCAACATTAACGATTGGAGAACGAAGCAGATCGTTCTGTGGCGATACTTCGCGAAGTAAACGAAGGTCGGCATCAGCATATTCCGGGTTATGAAGCTCCCGGAGGAGCTTCATTTTTTCTTTTACACTATACATAATCTATGCTGTTTGTACACGTGAACCTTGAATTTCTACTAAAGTAGTGGAATCTAGCACTCTGAAGGATATTCGTGATCCTGCTTTAGCCGTCCAAGTAGCTCCATCCTCCAGTATGTAGGAAGTATTGTCGGCCACTGTTGCAGGTTTATCCGATCCAGTACCAACAAGCGTTATAGTCCGCCCCTTATCCGTTGAAGTCAAACCTGTGACAGAAGTGATTGCATACGTTGCAGAAGAGCCGTCTGGAATTCTATATGTATTTACTCCCGGTAAAACATTCAGAGCTGTTGCGTCTGCCGTATGCGAAACCGCCTCCTTTACAATTATATCACCGACATATTTATGATACTGCTTGATAGACTTGTTTTCAAAAGTGAATGTGACAGAGCGATTTTCTTTGTCATTTTTCAAATTGTAGGATTTCAATACCATCGGTTTACAGGGATTCCCCAGGATAAATCTATTATTCGATTCGCACTCCTGAAAAATGAGAATAAACTTACATCCTGCTTTTTCTTCAATGAAGTTGAGTAATTGATCGCGCACACCACCCATGATAATAGTAAAGGTGTTCGTGCTCGAAATTGTAAGATCTCCTTTTTCCCCGGAGCTGGTGTATGTCGGGATATCGTGGGCCTCGAAGTAATGCATATACTCTCCGTCGAGCATAGGGAGCGACGAAACCTCCCGGTTCGCGTTTGGGATTGGAAACTGTCGTGCACTGTCTAACTGTTTAGTTTCTACCAACCAGACTTTATAGGCGATGGACTCACCTGCCACTTCTTTATCGGCAACATCGTCAATACTCCCAATGGCCATCATACTAGCCATTGTTGTTCCAACTACAATCTCAGTTGATACTTTGGAATCTTCAGGAGAAGTTACTGCGGCAAACGTCGATATCGAAGCTACAAGTAACATCAAACAAAGGAAAAACTTAATTTGCAATGCTCTACGCGCCTTAAAAGCTCGTTTCTGAGCAGATAAATATGAAAGAACTTGTTTTTTCTGCATGATCGTAATTTTAATTTGAAAAACAGAGCCGGACCGTAGTCCGGACTCTTGTTAAGAATATGAACAAAAAGATTAGCGAGCTCCTGGTATGTTAGGTTGAAGTTCTTTATTGATTATTCGAATGCCACCCACACAACGTTCCAATTCGATAAACGTACCGGAGCTATTCAAAGTGACCATTATATAATCGCCGACCTTCGTCGGAGAATAAGCAGAAGTAATAGTCGCAAACTTGTCACTTTGAGCAATAGTTGTTGCATTAGTAATATCACCACATTCAATCAAATAGACAACACCTTTCTTCGCTCCAATAATATCAGTCAACGCTTTGGCCTCTGTGTTAGCTGATGTACAGAACCAGAACTGAGTTCCACAAGTAATTGTCGTAGTATCAGGAGCAAGAACGGTTGAAGGCTTGTTACAGAATAAGCGTTGTAAACTGTAACCATTGGCAACCAGTTCATCATAGCTAGAGAAATGACGTCCGATAAAGCTAGCTGTAAAACCTTCTTTCCAAGTGGACCATGCCATTACCATTTCCATGAATTCCTGCAATTTAAAAGCCAGCATTTCACCTGGTACAAATTCCAAACACTGGAGGTTACCCGGTTCCTGCAGATGGATCAACTTACTCTGTCCCATATTTGGCACCCATTTAATTGGAATACCCATATCCGGAACCACATTCACATAACTCATCGGGCCGGAGAAATCAATGTCCTTACCGTATTTTGTTCGACAATTTGCGATCCACCAGTCACGATGATTTTTATTCAGGTAGATAGCAAAGCCTTCAAGGTCGATATCCTCGTCCAAGGTTGCTTTCACGTCTTTTACAAACTCGATAACGGCATCCAGGAAGGTAGTTTCCGTATAGTCGTTATAGGTTGTATCGGAATGGGGAAGCAGGGTGTTTTCGTGCATGTAGCGAACGAGGGTATAAATCAGACCGGTGGAAGAGTTCAGGTAGCTACCTGGTTTACCAGCTTCAGGTTTCACATAGCAACCACGAATACGACGGCGATTCTGTTCGCTGACCATCTGAGTGTAGATCTGTAACAATTGCCATTCGATCATACCCCACTTAATAGGATCAGAACCGTCGGTATTCAAATAACCGATATACTTACGTTCTATCTCTTTAAGCGGACCAAACTTTACCTTTGCCATTGCATCATCCACATAACCCATTTCAGGTTGCAGATCCATGCTGCCTTTCCAGACTTCCCCTGTTTGATAAGCTTGGGATACTTCGGTAAAGAATGCATTAGTCATTAACTCGCGATCCTGAACACCGTAACGGCGTGGATAGAGATCGTACACGTTCTGTAAGACGATGATCCTGGCAATCAAGGCGTCCTGACGCATAACAACATACTGATCACCCAGCCCGGCATCTTTCAATTCTGAAAAATCGTTGGTGAAACCGGATGTCAATTTTTCCGGGATCAGCAAATTGTTCTTCTTTAGAAAAGCATAACGTGCAGCCAGAGACTTTCCATAGTTGCGTACTTCGTTACGGAAGGATACTCCATCCGAATCTTCATCGGCTACATGCAAGGTTGCATAGTCCGGATTATTTGCAATAATGTTCCATCGCTTCTTCATGTCGAACAAAGAATGTTCAATGCCGAACAGATGAGTTGCGGTTGTTCCTGGACCAAACACGGTGAGTTGTTTTTTGATTACAGTTTGTGGATTGTCATTGGTTGCCTGAGCTGCCACTGCTGCTAAAGAACGGCGAAGTTCAGTATTCTCCTGATTTGAAGTATTCAAAGCAGAAACCAACGATTGTACGCTTTCCACAAGTGATTGCGGTTGATTGTTGTCTCCGTTCTGATTATCCCCTTGAGTATTATTATCAGCCGCACTACTAGCATCAGAGTGCTGAGTGTCTGCAGTATTGATAATATTGAGAGCTGCTTCACGTTCGGCTGCAAGTTCTTCGGCTGATTGTGCAGCTTGCATAGCTTCAGACATGGACATACCATGCTTCTCCTTAAAAGATGCCTCGATCGAGTTCCATTCCTCATTCGTCAGCGTATTAGACTTAGCTTTATCAACTAATCCTAGAGCTGTGAGAATGGGTAAAAACATTTCTTTGAAATTCATACTTATATATTATTAAATTAATGATAGAACTCTATTGCGTTGTTGGTTCCGGGCTTTATGCCATTTTTCTCCAAGTTCGTAAGCTTCTACCATAGCTTCATTAAATGTGACTATTCCATCAATAAGGCCTACTTCGATAGCGTGTGTTGCATCGAAGGTTTCGCCACGTAAAGCTGGATGGTCAAGATCAAGAGATGCAAGTTGGTGCCTGGAGATACGAACTTCTTCTCTGAACTGTTCCGCGAGAGGTTCCAGTTCTTCATCTATATATTGTTGTGGCTTGCCTCCTTTCAAATCGTTATATTTTTTGTTTTTCAGATCAGAAATACGGGCATACTCTTCGATCTTTTTGAATCCCATTGCTTCGAAATAAGGATCGATATCCCAGAACCCAATCATAGAACCTATACAGCCAATAATATCATTTTGAGTAAGTGTCTTCATTACGGATCCATGACAACCAATATAATAGGCAGCGGATCCACAAACTTTCTCAACAAAACTGTAGATGGGTTTGGAGAGGGAACGCATGGTTTCCGACAAACGATCAAGATACCAGGCTTCTCCCCCTCCAGAACTTATATGTAGAAAATGGCATGTGATATTCGGATTTTCTTCAGCCTGGATCAAATCTTGTTCAAGCTGTTTGCTAGAAAAATACCACCAACTATCTGCTGTGATTAATCCTTTAATACGATGATAGGCCAATGTACCGGGCTCAATTTCATTAGAAGTAAAATCGATCGTAATAGGAATTGATGAACTAGAAGTGATTGGCTGTATTTCTTTCGCAATACATTCCTTGTATGTCTTAGGTTCATCTGAAGAAGTTGTAACAGACTGATTACCGATAGGGAAATAGGCAAGTAAAGCAGCTATATACTCATCATGAGTAATGAGTAGGCGGGCTTGTGGAGAAGTTAGAAGTTGGATTACATACGCTTTTTTGTTCATACCTGCTTATTTTCCCACGAAGTAAGACAGATAAGCAGGTGTAGAAAAGGACTTTTATAGAGGGCTTTGAATCATTTTACTCTTAATATGAAGCGTATCTTTATTCAAATGAGTTGTAATTGAAACCAATGCCGGCCATTCCATAGAACCTATAAAAACAGGTTCATGTCCTGGATATGTTTCCAACTGTAAAATAGAAGATCGCTGTATTTTATATGTAGAAGCTATGGAAGAACCAACTTTGTCAATAGTGATATCTTCTTCTATATTATATAACAGACCTGCTTCCGATGTTTCAGATTTTGGAGTAACCGTAAAATCATCTACCTGCAAAATAGTAGAAGATCGTCCAGGCTTCATAGTCATAGTATTTTCCCGGAATGATTGCACATCCTGCAAAAGAAATAGCCGAATAGTATTACAAAACTCTTTCATACTCATATTGTATTTACCTAATATTCAAACACTTCGCCATTTTCAGACGTTTTCACCGCAAAAATCGGACAAATCAATACACTTCGTCGGTAAAAAAAACATGTACATTTAACAACATTTCACTGTTTAGCGTATTGTCTTCGTCTAGATTTCTTTCTGACCTTATCCCGCCAACGATAATAATTTTTTAACAGGGCATCTTCCGATATCGATTGTATTCCATATTTACGCATAAAATAAGCAACTGTCTCAATGTATTGTATTCCATATAGGTGTTTATTCTCATCCAACAAATCATGCAGTTCAGCCCAAAACGATGTCTCTATTTTTTGAGAAATAATACGACAGGAACGAATACCCAGATAATTATATGTTTCAGGAGTCTTTCCCAGCTTCCTTTCAGGAATCACCAATTCAACATTCCCATTATCAGGAGGGCATACAGCCGGGCGCCTTTCCAACAAATCATAAATAACATGATAAATATCTTCTTTAGAAGGGAATGAAACAGGCCCAATCATACAATCATTATATTTCCCGTAAATATATTCGGCCAAATGCTCTTTAATTTCAATTCTTGTTGTTACCATATCTTTTTTGATTATCAGACAAATATACTAAATATTGCATACAGAAACAAGCAAAATGATAGCTTAACTGAGCAGAAACACATATTTTACGCCATATCAATAATAAAATGATAATCTTTTTTGAAAACCCATATATCTTCATTTCACGCTTTATGATGAACTGAGAAAAAAAAATCACAAACGGAACATTTATCACAATACATGTATTTATCAGGGTTTCGAGATGTGACAATCTTAAATGGAAAAGTCACAAAGAAAAAAAGTCACACCAATAATACGTGACAATTGTTCCTTTTGTTCCTTTTTTGAAAAGAATGTCACACAAGCAACATGCTAAAAATCAAACACATCGCCCTATTTGTGACATTTGTGACTTTTTTTTGAAAAAATTCAACATGCGATTTTCCCAAAAACGACGAACGAAAAATGACTCTGACAAAATGATACAAAAAAAGCCGGGATAATAACACCAGCATTTATCTTGGAACAATTGGAACAAAAGGAACTTCTAAACCTCACTTATTCAGGAAAGGTATCTTTTTTATTCGATGTTTTTCTGGAATTTCAATATTACACTCTCGGACTTTCTCAAAGATATAGAATAATGAACTGTGGTCCTTTCAGGATCCTGTTGAAGCTTATACAAAAAAGGCGGTAAATATGAATCCACCGCCCTCTTTTATAAGATGTCTGACTAATTTTCTTGTTTTTTTATATCATCTAGTTTTTGCTTAAATGTACTAGTTGTCATGTCGCAACCTTTTTTCAATCCATCAGCATAACCTTTAGTATATTCTCCAACATTAAAGAAGAGAAATCCTACCACAATCAAAACTAAACCAATTGAGCGATGCCAATAGGGTAGTGATATACTAAACGGCTTAATGCTGATTGATATATGCCCTACAAATAGCGAACATAAAATCATAAGTGTCGAGAATAATATTAAGTGTTTCATTTTATTCTTTATCGTCAAAATCTTCATGATACAAATTATATCCAGCTAATACCGCCTTTTTTAATTCTTCCCGGATATCACAGTTCACCGATCCGGCAGAAAGCATACGATCCACAAGTTCGTAGGCTCGCTCTTCAAGTGATTTTTCTCCGACCTTCGAATATTGAATAGCCATACGAGTATTATATCGTTCTCCATCGTGATCAATCACCTGGGCCAATGCTATTTCGCCCGCATTTATTCGAATGGCTTCTTCTGACCATCTAAGTAACATAAACATAGTTAGCTTTAATAGCTGCTCTCCTCCTTCATCTACAATATTCTTTAAGAACTTGCAAACAACTTGATCTTCTTCTTTTGTCAGTTTCATATTCTTTTTAGTTGTTAGTTACGAAACCACGATCACCGATGGTGCTGATTGTTCAACCTCGGTTAGTTCGATCAAATTGATATCACCTGTGTATATATATACTTCCGCTTCTGTGTCGTATGTTTTCAATGCTTCGATTAATTGTTCTACTTTCATTGTTTATTAGTTACTAGTTATTTCTTCTACATCAACATCACATTCATTATCCTCGCTGATAATCTTGATATTTATACCTGGAGTAGGTTGTCTACGTTCTACTTCGGGCAACCAATTACCATTTTTGTCAAAATCTTCATGGCTATATGGTAACTCCCCATCTCGTGTGACATAACCATATCCTTCAATGAAATCTTGTTCACTACCTAACCTGGCTTGAAATTGTGCAAGGTGTTCCGCATGCTCTGACAGTTCATCAAAGTCATACATGTAAGATCGGAAATGCTCCATCCATTCTTCATTGATGATATTTTCATCTATTTCTATTTCATACTCATCGGTACGAGTAACTGTACATTTAAACTTTTTCATGATGCACCTTTTTTTATTTGAATACTTTATTGCTTTAGTTTATCGGCCGTTTCCCTGATAAACTCTCTCATTTCTCGTATTGTAAGTTTCCCCCAATTAGGGAATGTTTTACATCCGACAATATCATCACTATATCTTTTTCTTAATTCAAGAGTAACATTTAGCTCATTGAAAACAGGGCGAAGAGGTATTAGAATATACACTTTTTTCCATTTTGCTGCCTTTTTCCATTTATCCCAGAATACGTATTGTTTGTCGTTAAATTTCCATTGTGGAAACTGATCAGACAACTCCAGTGGCATATAATATACGCCTACATTTTCCCACCAACTCAAACTCCCATCTTCTATGCTTTTTAATAGATATTTAGGATATCCAGACTGTTTATTATCTATCTCGATAAGCCAGGAAAGATACCATTTTGTGAATGGAGCAGCCATAAGGCGAATGAGACTTCCTAATGGAGGATTTGATGTAAAGCCGCTTCCAGAAGTAAAGCCACTTCCGGGTGTAAAAGGTGGCATATACTTATCCCCATCGTATATTGTATTTGTGCAAAAAGTGATGACATAATTTAATATCTCCAATTTTGCTTTTTCAAATGTTTCCATACACTTTAATTAAATGTTTCTAATCCTCTTTCAAGTAACCACTCCATTGCAGGTGGAGTAACCGCATTTCCTAACTGTTTTACTTTATCTTTTCCAGTTCCACATACTATATAGTCTGGTTCAAAAGCCATCGCCGCTTGAACTTCGTGGGGGAAAAGCATCCTATATGTGCATTCATTTACGTCTATATTCCTCGGAGCTGATAAAACAAGAGTTACCCGATCTTTTGTTGGAACAGTTCCTATAGGATCAAATATTCCTGATGCCTGATTACTTCCATAGTAATAAGATAAAAATGCATTAACCGCTTCCGTAGATGCTATTCCATGAGTAATCATAGACGTCTGTGTACTCATGGCCTGATCTATAGTTCTCGCATTTGATTGTCCTCTATTTTCAACGAGAAAGGGAACTCCTAATAAACCATGAGAATCCACTGTAGTTAGTGTCCCTAATGGTTTCTCTACAGGTATGGGAGCATGCCTTGGATCAAACCCGCCACCATAATTTTTAATCATTATTGGAATTCCGACAAAACCATGATGATTACCTCCAGATAACACAGTCGATACATGTTCTGACAATGGTCTACTTTTACCGTTTTTATTATGTTCATCAATCATCATAGGTACTCCAACAACACCATAATTATGTTGAGTGGTCATAGTGTACTCTGGAGAAGATATTGGCTCAATACTACCACCGTAAGAACCTTTCGTGACCAACGCTGCAACCTGCCGAGTTGTTTGTGTGTACATAGGATCGGAAATACCCGATGCACGATTAAGGACACTCGAGTTATCAGTATAAATCACAAAACTAGAATCTACACATCTCTCCAACCCCCATTCTATACGCTTCATGGTATTTGCTGCTAAAGGTTTCTTTCTATCTCCGATCCTTTCTCCCGGCTTAGACCAATCAATCACGTTAAATGCAGAATAATAATATGGTTCAACTTCATTCATGCATCGCGGACAGCGATAAATATATTGCTGTCGATATTTTCCAAATTTCTTTTTTGAATCCTTCCAACTCTGAATGGACTCTACTTCCTTTCCACAACATGAACAATATGCTTTAGGACATAATTCCAGATTAGGAGCTTTGTTTCCTTTCTTCCAAAACATAACGTACATTCTATCTCTACTTTGAGGTGTCGGCAATGCGTGCATAGAGTTTAGATAGACACATTTATGATTATACCCTAAATTATGCATTGCGTGTAACCAAGCATCCCACATTATCCATTGCCGGGCTTCAACAACATTTTCGACAATTATCAGATTATAATTATGTGCTTCCGCAAACCGAGGAACATCCCACATGGTGGCACGTGATCTTTCGGCTGCCGGATCAATAGTCAAATTACCAAACAAATTATTTGTCTGCTGATACTTTCTTTTCACACCTTTAGCCAAAGAATGATTGGTGCATTCTGGAGAAGTTATGAGAATATCTGTACTTTGGTATCTTCTCGGATCACATGCAGAAATATCGGCACAATCATGATCTGTTTGAGGAAAATTTGTATTATGAGTTTCTATGGCTAATCGCCAATGATTCATTGCTAATGCTATTTCTAGCCCACCTCCCATCTTTCGGGATAACCTCCTTGCACCTTGTGATGATCCTCCTGCGCCACAGAATTGATCTGTTATTGTAAGATAACTATGCTTCATGTCTATTCTATTTAAAAATATGGCGTTTCATTCCAGTCTCGTCCTATAATCGTATTTGTACAATATCCACAGCAACAATCATATACTTTTATACCGTTCAAGCTAATACCTGATGGAGAATGATAAAATTGCTGGCCGCATTTATCACAAACAAATGTTCCATAATCAGCTTCAAGTGAAGTTTGCAAAAACCAGGGAGAATATCTATGCTTCGTTTTTAATTCTTCTGCCCACTTTGTCTTTCTCTGAAGGCGATATTGGTAATCTCTCTTAATTTGCACAGAATAGACTTCTGCTATGATACGTTGATTTGCATATCTATTCCTAACCATGAAACTTAAATTCACAGTTCTCTCCTGTAATAAAGAATAGACTCTCTTCAAATCATCGTACTTCTCACTTTTCTCAAAAGAACGTGCTCGCTTCAATTTCTTTGAATATTCAGCTTCACGATCCTGGAAGTGTTGATGTAACTCTTTGAGTTTTTCCAACTTCTATTCAAGTTCTTTAATAATCATATTGTTAGCTTGGATTATATAATTTATTACTTATTGATTAATAGTTCATAGATGTATCTCTAGCTGATGTAACCTGATTAATTCTACGCAAAAACTTCTTGCGTCTTTCTTCCGGATCCGCCCCACGCGGAATTATAATAGTTGTTCGCTGATCAATAACAAGAGGTACACCACCACTATTCGGATCCGGAGGAATACAATCCTGCTCATTCGAACTCAAATCAGCTTTAGGTTTACTCGTAGAAACAGGCTTAATTCTTTTTCTCAAGTCATTCTCTTCTGCTACCTGGTAAACGAGCTCTCGTGTAATACTAAGCTGGCGAGCAATAAACTCTGCCGTCATCACTCCATAAAAGCGAATGATGTAGTTTTTCTGTTCTTCAGTTACATTTGCCATAGTGTGTATATTTTAAAATGGTTTATCCTCATTAGGATCTGCTGGAGGAAATGGTAATTGGGTTTCCTGTGTACTCACTGTCTGTATAGCTTGCTCCGCTTTCTCCATCATAGCTTCTTGTTCTTCCTGTTCTTCAGCATCAAGGAAATCTTTATAGAAGAATCGATATGGATATCCTGTAATACTTACCGTTTCGTAACCGGCCGTATTCTCCGGATCCAAACTCTCTTTATATAAAGTATATCGGCCTTTAGGCTGTGGACGCAAGTTCAAATCAAACTTCAAGTAGTCCATTATTGCCGGCTTAGATATCTTCGTATTACTGAACTCATATATACCCCGAACGATGTCTTTAGGACTGTATTCCAAGTAAGCCTCTCCTGTCATCCGGAACATTTCATTCAAGAAATCCTTGACCTGTTTTGGAAGGAAGTTTTGTGTTCGCTCCTGAATGACTCTTAAAGCTTCTGTCTCATACACTACCGGATTAAAACTAAAACGCCCTTGCCCGGTAGGATAATGAAGAGTTCTATTTTTCAGAAAATGGAGAAAATGAGGAATCTCTTGTTCCATTTTCTGAAGAATACCTGGATCATCAAATGTTAAAGTCGGAACCTTTAGTACACAGAAACGATTCTCTCCCTCGTCAATCTGCATAAAGTTGGTTTCGTCATTTGAACACATTATCAGGTGCATGAAATTATATATTTCAGAAGCATTACTACCTTTACCCTCAAGCCATACGGTCCGGCCTGTGGAGTAATTTTTGATTCGCTCCTTCATTAGTTTCTGTTCAATTGGGATGAAGCCTTCATCCAAAGCCACAACTAGTTTATGTACAAAATGGCTTGTAAATTTCCCGGTAAAACGCTCATTATCCAGTATTGACATGTTTTCTTGGAAAATAAGCTGAAGAAAATTAAGGAACGTTGATTTACCGGTATTACGCTCCCGGCTAACCGGACAAAGGATGGGTAATCTTTGTGTCGGGTTGAAATATGATAACTGTATATAGTCAAGACCAAATTCATACATAGTTTCACCTGATGTATTTTTACTTTGAAATATATGGCGAAGAAACTTTTCAATGTTTGGCCACTCTCCAGGTTCCATTTCATGGTTCAGTTCTGTGTACATGTTATAGCACCGAGTCAAAATGCCCTCATGCTCAATTTCTACGATACGTTTGTAATTTTTCGTGTTATCCGGAAGATTACAAAACTGATCATATTTCGGTATATATTGAATGAATGTTTTACTATTTGAATAGTCCCGGTTTATTTCTCCGACTTGCCAAGGTTCCAGAATCAGTTGCGGCTTCTGGTGAGTAGGATCCTTATGAGGATTAATTTTCCATACCTTTTTATAAAAAGAGATGCCAACTCGTAAATATTGTCGGGCATCATCATACCAGGCATTAACAACTTTGCTCCCATCCCAATAGTATCGACTACCTTTATAGATAAACGGTTTATCCTGAATAACTTCTTTGTTTGCTTCATAAAACTCACTGACATTATCCAGGAGAAAGTATTTCATGAGCTTGGATGTACTGCTTGCCGTAATTCGCTGAACAGAAAAATATATCTTCTCTCCAGTAGACAGTTTCTCCAGCTCCCGATTCACCCGTTCTTTATCTACGCCAGGAAGAGCTAATAAATCATCTAGACCTTTTGCCGTCCCCAGATATTTCGTCTGGACATGAGCAAAATATAAATCAACATCGAATGGTCTTACAAGCTCTGAAAAACGAGTAACCGCACTATGAAAATTCTGTAGACGGGTAGCAAGATCCTTTTTATCTTTATATTCAACTCTAAGACAGTCAGCATCAAGAAGAAGGATGACATTTTGAACTTTACAGGTTCTGATAACCTGGCTTATATTAGCCTCCAGTTCATTCGTTTCTTTGTTACAGTAATTCTGCATCCCCCCGATCCCCATGATATCCATTCCATTTACGGATCCGGCGATCGACTTAAACTCTCCTTCAACAATTATCAGCGTCTGAATACTTTCCTGCTTCCTATACTTTTCGACAATTGCCGGTGGACAATAGGCCCGGACACCGGTCTTGGGAGGCTGATTATATCTTTGCTTTTTTATTCGACCTTCGGTGTCCTTATATTCTCGCGGTATTCTATATCGGATCCGGGTATATGGGATATCCTCTTTTTTCCCTTCTGCATAGAACTCTTGTGTGCCATCGGGACGAACATAAGGTATCTCCAGCCAATCTTTATCCTCTTTATAGCAGAATATAGGTATCGTTTGTGGTCGACCATCCGCATTAAAGACTTGCCGACGGTTATTCTCTTCCGTTAAACCGACATCTTTCAGTCTCTGCAGATAATAGGCTATTATAGGTGATTGTTTTATTTCAGTACTCATTCTTCTTTGTTATCATCAAACAATTTCAACTGTCTAGCTTCAAAGGCCTTCTCCAATGAAATCTCCAATACACTTGCGATTCTTATGTACTCCTTTGTCGATAAAGGTGTTTCTCCCCGATAAACTCTCCAAAAACGTACCTGCGTCATACCTACATCGTTTAGAAAACGCCGATCCGGATGAAATAATTCCGGTCTGATAAAACGCATACTTAACATTTCTTTAAGAAGATTCTTTTTAGCCGTATCTTGGTGAGTTAATCGTTTCCGGTGAATGTAGAGATTCACTGCATTCTCCGTCTTCCCTAGGTGATCCGCTATCTGCTTCGGAGTTAGCAGCTCCCATTTTTCGTTCAGAAATTTTATGTCTGCAGGACTCCAGGTCTCTTTTGGCATGGCATCTTACTTTTTTATAATCGGTTGTAAAATCGTAGTTGTTATTATCTTCAGTGATGAAAGAACATACTATTTTGATGAACAAATCAATGTTCTCTACTTTCACTTTTGCTTCTATATCGAAAGATTCCCCTGGTTTCATTCGAAGTAGAAGAGCGTACACATCATCTCTATAGGTCCGGAACTGTTCTACTCCCATTTTATGCTGGTAAGTTTCAATCCACCCCCAATCCGTCATTCTGTATTGCTCATATCCGGCCATCTTCCTTAAGTTTTGCTTCTAATTTTTGAATTTTCTCATTTATCAGCTTCCTCGGAAAGAACCTCTTAAACCGTATTTCAATAAAATCTTTATTGATTCTTTCTACCCGGATACCAGGTCCAGTGAATAAATCTTCAATAAATGAACTATACCCAACCAGGCTGCTTCCTGAGCATTTAATTATTTCTCTAGCCATTACTTACGTCCTCCAATATTTTTAAAATGATCTTCTTTCGTACTATGGAATAAAGATTCATATCAACATTACATACTAAACTATCATACAAAATATTAATCAACACTATAACATCAAAGCCTTCCAAATTCTGTATTATCTTTTTCTGTATACACTTTTATTTCAAGCTATTAGTATGCCAATAATCCACCAAATCTGCGATAGTCCGTGTAAACGTTTTCTCATGTATATTTCGAAGATGATTTGATACAGTATGTGGACTAATATGAAGTTTCATAGCAATTTCTTCAACCTTATATTTTTGTATAATTAGTCTGAGTACATTCATTTCTCTAAAAGTCAATGTCGTATTAAATTCTGGTTTACAGACAATACCAGCTAAAGGGCATTCATTTCTTATAGGACATTTTACCTCCTCAAAATGGAACTTCCCCCAAATATCTATATCTGGACTACTTGCATCATACTCTCCAAAGTTGCACCGAATGAATCTACTGACAATCCAATATTCATAATTCAACCGATTAGGCTCCTTTTTAGAATACAGACAGCTTAGCGCCTCCCATGCTTTTGTGTAGAACGTGACCAAATGAGAGATGAA